AAATTAACGTTGCTACATTAATTATAAGTGGAGGATTTCGGATTTGAACCGAACTGAAAAATTCCTGCGTGCAAGGCAGGCGACCACCCCAAGCAGTCCCATCCCCCTTATTTAATTACAATAAATAGTATTAAAAAATAAAAGACGACATCTATTTGTTCATTAAAAAACGAACTCCCCATGCCGTCACCTGCGGGATTGTGCTAACTACTTCTTTTCTACAGTGGCTGTAGAGCCGCCAGAAGCGCTACCTGTCGCTGATGCGGCAGAGATGCTTCCATCTACGGATGGGGCCACTACAGCTGTTTGTGGGGCAACTGGAGCGGCTACAGTAGGGGACGTTTGAGTTGTTACTGCTGGTGCTGATACTTCTACTACTGGAGTGGTTGTAGTAGTTGTACCTGCTGCTGGTGCGGAGGTCTTGCTGGTGCAACCTACAAACATAGCTGCTGCTACTGCTGTCATTACGAGTGTCTTCATATTATTTTCCTTTATTCTAGAATTTGGTCTACTAATCCGTACTTCAAGCACTGCTTTGCATCAAAATAGATATCTTTTTTAAGAATATCTTTCAACAGGTTTTCTGGAATCTTTGTTCGTTCCAGATAAATTTGCTTAATTGCTTTCATCAGCGCTTTATTATTTTCCATGTCATCTACTAATTCTTCATATTTTCCTATTAAACCAGAAGATAGTTGATGGATCAACATATAAGAATGTTTATTAATTGAGCGTTTATGAGCCATAACAGAAATAAGTGTTGCTGCTGATGCAGCGGTACCTTCTATAACAGAATGTATAGGAGCCTTGCAACGTCTTACATAGTCAACCGATGCTAAACCGTCAAATAAACTTCCACCGGGGCTATTAATATGCATAAATATTTCTGGTGTGTCTATACGTAAAACATTAGCGGCATGCAACATATCAGCTTCTATTTTTGAAATATTTTTATTAAGATTTAATACACTCTCTTTTGTAACATCAGTATAAAAGTAAATATGATTATCGTCTGCTTCAACGTCTAGATCGCGCTCTTCTCTATCGTGCGTTTTGCGTTTTTTTGTTTCCTCTTTAGCAACTTCTTCCAGACGTTTAATAAATCTCATATTTTACCCTTTCTTATTTTTGTTTTTACTTAAAGCTATTTGTTCATCTAATTGTTGTATAATATGTTCTAGTTCAGGATGAGTTCTTGTTCTTACAATATAGCAAGATTCTTCGTAACATTTAATTTTAACTTCTAATGTAGCACCTTCTGGCGAGTTAAGCAAGAGAGTTTTATATTGAAGCGCTTCTTCAAAAGAAGAAAAAGATTTTTCATTTTTCCATTTTTGATTTGACATTCTTTTTTCTCTTTTTTAAGAAATCTTCTTCAGTTAATATTGGCTCTCTGCATGCTTTCAACATGGACGATAATTCCCATTTTAAATCTTTAATATTTTCTCCCCAAGGTACATGATAATCAGTATAACCGGATGGTTTACCTTTATTATCATAATATACTTCTATAATACCATACTGGTCTTCACCAGCATAATTACTATTTTTAAAAACCCTATAATTCCAATGTGATATTTTAGTTTTTTTTGCCATAAGAACATTTAATAATAGGCGTGTTATTACACCAAAGAACCAAAGATTTAAAATATACTTCGTAGTCTTTCAGGACTACACTTTGTTTTCCTATTCCCCAACCTATGCAACTTCTCTAATAAATATTGTATTGAGGTTAGCCTGATCACCATAATTAACTTCGGGGTTACTTATAGTGCTGTGAACGGCGCTTTCGCTTATTCTCCCGCTGTTAACGGACTTACAATTAGAATACATAGGATTTTGTTTCACTCATTAAAGTTGACTACTGTTAAGCCTACTACCTAATATTAAACTATTTATTTAAAGTTTTTAATGCTTCTTCGCTATACTTTACTCTTATATCGTGATGTAATTTAGCATTACCATTTACTCTACGAGTTATTTCATCTAAATTCCATTCATCTGCCAGTTCCAATAAGCCACGTTTTTTAAAATATTCACAAGCTATCTTGGTGCTAACTTCTGGATCGCATGCTAACTCTGGATTATTTATAAGATCTATTCCAAGAGTTTTAGACATGTTTTCATAATTAGCTCTACCAGTTAGTTGTAATATACCTCGACCAATAAACTTTGGACCATCACCAGCTAATTTATTACCTAAATTTTTTCTTCCTTCATATAAACTACCTATTGGTTCATTAATATCATTTACATTTTTTTTATTCCATTTAGATGCTAATTCTTTGTCGTATCTGAGTTGTCCGCTTTCAACGCCAACTTGTCCAAGAAATGCAGCAATCCTTCTAGCGGTATTGATACCATAGGCAGGAAAAACATTATTAAAAGCTTTAACATATAACTGTAATTTATCCTGTTTTACTTTCGGATATATTTTCTTTAATTGTGTTTCTGTTATCAGCATTGTTTATTTTTCCTTTAAGAAAGAAATAATCTATATTGTATTTTTTTAATAAAAATAAAAACTTTATACTATCTACACCAACATACCTAGCAGCTTCACCTTTAGATTTACTAATTGAAACAACATATTTTAATAATGCTTCTTTTATAATATGATTTAGATTTCTCCAAAGTGGCGCACCGTATAATGCTACTCCTACAGATCTATAAGCTAATTCTAATTTTAATGCTATTATATCTTCTAAATCTATATTAGCTAACATAGTCTCAAAATATTCATTACTTTTTTTTTGTGATCTTAAAACATTAAGAATAGAATAATCTTTACAAGTTCTATTTTTAGTATTTTTTATATTAGCTCTTATCTCGCTTGCTATCATGATTAGCTACTCCTAAAATTGCATAACCTGCTATATCATTCCAAGGCGATTCGACAAATGCATCTTTATTATTAGCTATTCTAAATAATTTATCTATTACTCTTATAATAGCAAGAGCGTCTGTGTATTGTTCCGGCTTAATGCCTTCTGGATACAGGACGCTCAGGATTTTATGACATTCTGCAAACGAACTACCATATGCAGCATTTTTTTCTTCTACCAACTTACCGATTTCTTCACCTATTTGTTTATATGTTTTATTGGTCATAATAGACCACTATAACACATTTATGAATCTTGTGAAGATAGTTTCTTTTTCTTATCTTTTCTAGCTTCCAATACTTCTGTTTCTGGTAACTTCAATCCAATTTCTAAAGTACTAGCAACAACAGGTGCAGTTTCAGATAATACTTCTGTTATTGGTTTTACTTCTTCTTTTTGTACTACTTTTTCTTCTACTATATCTACTAATTGTGATTGTTTTTTTTGTAATTCTAATCTATACAACTTTTTACGTTTAGCTGGATTCATAATAAATTCCTTTTTATCTAATTTAACAACATTTGTCTTCTAACGTATCGTAACTGACTATGCTCCTACTGTTGATTGTTCTGGTTCTTCAACTCCCGATAATCCACCAGCTGCTGTCGCTCCACCAGCTGTTTGTGAATCTATCTTTGAAACAGCAGCTTCATATGATGGAGTTGTTGGAACCGGGGGTTTATCAGAAAGTTCTTCTTCGAAACGTCTTAGATACAACTTAATATTTGTAATTAGATATTCTTCAAATACTTCTCTATCTTTTGGATTTGATAATGTTGAGTAAGATTCAAGAACTTGTTTTTGCACTTTTTTAAATGTTTCTAATGCAAATGATCTACCAGTGTGATCTTCACCTTCAATATCTTGGAAAGCACTCATTGGATCGCTAGGATCTGGTGTTTCTTCTTCTGTTTCTTTACTATCTTTATTAATATCTATGAACTTTTCTTGCTCTTCTTTGTCCTTCTTGCTCATTTTAATTTTTACTTCTTCTTTTTGTATATCTGTAGGCCGCTCTTCAACTGCCTCGCCATCAGTTTTCATGTCGCCCTTACTATCAAGATCAAAATACATGGATGGTATCGAAAGAAGATTTTGTACTGCTCTCAAAATATGGGCACCATATGATTCACGTTGTGATGGATCAGTAGTTAAACTCTTATATCCAGTTTCAATAACTGGCATGATGTTGCCAAGCAATTTTTCCAGTACGTTAATACCAGTTAATTCGTGCGGTGATGTTTCTTTAATTTCAACAAGCATTTTGCGTACCAATCTACGCAATGCGCGTTCTTCTTTTAAATCTGCCTTTAGAACTTTTTTTTGGTTGTCGCGTATTTTTAATAATACGTTACGAATATAACTTCTTAATTCATCAAATTGTTCCATTATTGTTGCTCCGGTTCTATTTTTTGCACTGCTCCGAATTCCATACCACCGCCACCTACGCTACTAGATTCTTTTTTGGTTGATTTTTTCTTTCTATGTTTAAAATAATTTACTTGTCTTTCTCGCTCTTTAGCTCCCTCTTCGCTGCTATAACAACCTAAATTTCTACGAGATTTAATAGAAATCAAACAATGTTTATTGCCACGCTTTTTTATATCTTCTATAATTATATCATTTAAAATATTTTCTGTTATTATTTGTTTATCTGTATTATCTGTTAATGGACTTAATAACTTTAATAATTCTCTGATGGGTTTATAATTATTATCTAAAATACATTTTTTGCCATCATAATAAAATGGTTTTTTCTTTTTAGACATTTGTTTATCTATAAAACGCAAGTTTAATAATTCATTTTTTAATGTTTTTAAATTACGACTAGATTCAATAAATTTTAAACTATTTTCTAATAACTTAGAATAACTTTTATAATTTAAAGAATTTTCTAATAGTAATATTGATTTGCTGCTTTTTAAAACATTAACAGAATATTCAATTAAAGTATCTTCTAGAGGTTTAATAGCAGTATTTAAAAATTCTTTTTTACTGTCATGATTTAATATATTGTCTTTAACATAAGACAATTGATCAGGGTTCAAAACATTGCCTAAATCATAATAACTAATACCATTGACTCCTAAAACTTTCTTTGCTATATTCATTTTTGCAATAGAGTCATAAGGAGAAGTTTTAGAAGAATCAAGCATATTATTTAGTAACATATATGTTCTTGAAAGCATATAATCATTAATGCTGGATTCATCATGTAATTTGAAGTTATCGTTATTAATATAAGAATTAACATTATTTAAACAATTATTAATATTGCTATTAGCTATATTTACATATTCTTTATTATGTAATTCTAACAACTTTTCATAAGCGGCAGACTCATTCATATATTTTTCTGATCTGCTGCGTTTTTGCCATTCGCTTATGTGAGAATTAAATTTATTTAATTTAATAGTTATTTCAGATAATATTTTTTTTCCTTTTTCATCATATTGACAATGACCTTCATCTAATGGCATAATATAATTTGTATTATAATCATAGCCATCATTTGGAAAAAACAATACTTTTACTTTATAATATATCTTATTATTATCACCAAAAATATCTTTTTGGTCTTCTGTATTCATCCGATTAATATTATGTTCTAAACCATTTAATGAATTGAAACAGGAATCTTTATTTTCTTCTAATGTTTTAATAAATTCTTTTATTGATTTGCAACCCTGTTTAATGTCAGATTTATTATTAGCGATTAAAAGTTTATTTTCATTTACACTATAAGATAAAAGTATTTCTTTACCATCGGTTATTTTACTTTCATTTAAAGTAAATAATGACGATAGTTTAATACGTTCTTTTAATTTACCAATAGTCATTCTACCGTTTTCATATAAATGACTAATTGTTTTTTCTAATAATAAATTATCCATATTAAGTGTTTTAACCAATTGTTAATATATAAGGAACAAATGTATTTTTTAAACTAATACAGGTGTTTTGCTGTTCAATTATTGGATAATATCTAGTAATCTCTCCAGATCCAGAAGGAACTGTAGCAAAATATGCTGCTCCATCTACTGTAACCGTAGCAAGCAATGATACAGAACCACTTGGAACGGTTACAGCAAAAGAAGTAGTAACAAGAACAGTTTCTTCTGTTCTTGTAGAATCATAAGAAATTATAAAACTTCTAGCCATTATTTTTTAATGAAGCGTTTGATTAATTCGTTATAAACACGCTCTTCACGTGTTTGAAATGCTTCTTTTAATAAGCGTTCACGTTGTTCGAATAATACAGGATATGGATTTTGCTTTGATTCTTCCATTGGGGGCTTGGCGCCGGGTAGGCTTGCAAAGCTTGCTCTACGTTCTGTTTCTTTTTCTGCGCGTAGTTGGCGGTCTAGTTCTCTAGCCGCAGCTTTTTTATCTTTAGCCTTCTTAGCTAAAAATGTAAGAAATCTAGCTTGCTGTTCAGCATCCATATCATTAAATTTATCTTCTACGCGGCCTAGTGGTAATCCACCGCCTAACTTCTCATCCTCACCGCCGCCAGCGTCTTCTTCCTCTTCACCTGTTACGTCAGGTGGTAAATCTGCAAGATTACGTGGTGGTAATTCGCTACCTAATCCTACTATTTCTTCTGTTTCGTCATCTTTAGCTTCTACAACTTCTTCTTCATTAGTCATCTTAATTTTCATATCGTTTTCCTTTTTTATTGTTTTATTTTTTTTCTTCTTATCATTAGAAGCTTTAATGGCAGCATCGACTGACCCGCGATATTCAGCAGAAGGACTTTCTTTTTTGCCATCACGATCATAATCTTTTTTAGCTATTTTTTGTTCAGCCATAGTATTTTTCCTTTTCTTTTTTTGTTTATCGGTCCAATCACGAAATATCATGTCGCCCCATAAAAATGCTTGTTTCTCCATCGTTCTTAAATCTTTATTGTGTAAAGCATATGATGGATCGATACCAATATTGTTTAAATTTACATTATCGGTAATACCTCTAAGTTTTTGTGTGTGATGTATTAATTCATGTGATAAAGATCTAACAATATCTTTTGCGTGTCTATCGACTATATAAAGAACAACTTTTTCTTCTTCAGGATCATAATATCCTGTTTTTCCTAAGAAATCTTCTGAATTAACATTATCTCTTTTTAAAAATATTTGGGGATCACGATCTAATTTAAGTCTTTTTTTTGCATAATTATAGAACTCTTGAAGTTGTTTCAAAAGTTCATCGTGACTAATTTTTTCTAGTAATAGTTCGCTCATTGGAAATAAAAAAACTACTTATGCACCATGTCATAAGTAGTTCTTAAAGCTTTAAAATTCTTAAATAATTAGTATATTTGAATATGTATTACGGTTTCTTTTTTAGATTCTTGTTCTTTTTTTTGAAGTTTTTCTGTATATTCGTAATATTGTTTTGAATAGTCGGGGATTTCTAATTGTATTTCTTGTCTGCGTTCTTGTTTTTTGTCATTTATAATATATGCCGGAACAGACATCTACTTTCCCTCAAGGGCATACCAAACGCCCTTATATTACATAGTATTATGCTAAACCAATAGAACTCTTATATTCTTTGCCTAAAGCCTTGCTAATTTTTCTATAATGTTCTGGATGTTGAATAATAAGAGAAGAAAGAAAATCATGTCTTGCTGCACTCGACATAGTTTTAAACACATATACTATACTTGATATATCTTTGCTAGATAACTTTTCTGGCATTTGTATTTTTCTTGAATGCATCATAAGGCTCCTCAAAGGTAAAATATCTGGTTTCCACATGCTTCATCAGGCGTTCCCACACTGTAACCGTTCTCTCGCAGTCAGTCAAGGCAGTGTGCGCTCTGCCACTATACTTGATGCTAAAGTGTTTGCACATGTTATCCATAGAGCAAGATTTAATTTTGCCTTCATTTACTAATTGTTGCCCCATATATTTTGTATCAATATACTTAGGAATCTTTGGCATTATTAAACCATATCGCCAATATTCTTTAGCTATAAAGCGTAAATCAAAAATAAGGTTTTGACCAATTAATGCTTCTGATCTAGTAAAAATATCGTTTAATAATGGAAAGCAGTCTATAAATGGAATTGCATCACGCCACGCTTGTTCATTATAACCATTAATCTTAAGTGCTTCTGGTGAAGCTGCTTTAATATTACTTGGTTTTATATTGTATTGATACTTTTCAAGCATTTTTAAATTACCACAATCTTCTAATTTATATCTAATAACGCCAAGTTGAATTATTTGATGCCTTTTTAAATCAAGACCAGTTGTTTCCGTATCGATTGCTGTTAAATACATTATTTATCTTTCTAAATAAAACTTCCAAGATACAGGAATATTTTTCTCTAAATCATATTGTCCGTCAGTTATTTCTTGTAAATAAGGAAGTTTATTTGGCTTCTTTGGCATCTTAAATAGTTTCATACCTGAATCTTTTAGATGCTTATCGCCTTTTTTCTGGTTACATGTATAACAACAGGCTACAACATTATCCCAAACTGTTCTACCGCCAGAAGTTTTTGGAACAACGTGATCAATCGTAAATGTATTAATAGAAACAAATTTGCTACAATATTGGCACTTACCTTCATCTCGTATCCAAACATTTTTTCTTGAAAATCTTACTGAATTTTTTTGTTTACCATTCTTGCCGTTTTTAAAAACAATAACGGCAGGAATTTTCATTGTAACTGACGGTGAGCGTATAATGCTATCATATTCTTCTAAAGTAGTGACTTTATTAGAAAAAATAAGTGTTATAGCTCGTTCCCATGAGACTACTCCAAGTGGCTCATAGTTAGAAGCTAAGGTGAGAACTTTCATGTTGTAAACCTCGTTGGAAGTTTTCTCATCATACATGCACCTTTCCTCACCGTCAAGATGTATAGTAATTAGACTTGTACGTGTGGAACGTCACCAAGCTTTAAATCTTTAGCAAACAAGCCATTGACATGATTGCAATTATTACAAGCAAAAACAGGCACCGGCACTAGTGTGTCCTTGGAATCACCAGTAACTAAGCCAGAGATTACTTTAATTACAAATACTTGCTTCATCAAATTACCATTACATTTTTCACATGCAAGATTTTTTGCATTTTCTACTTGTGCTTGTGTTAAGCCATTCATTGTATTTCTCCTTTATAGTGACATCATAATCATACCTGCAAAAGCAAATAACAAACCTATTATTTTTATACCTTTTAATTCATTACCTAAAATAAAAAATGCTGTTGCATACCAAGCAGCATGAAAAAAGAAAGTCTGAAATACAGACATAAGTGTTAAAGGCATTAGCTTACTACGTAATTGATAAGCAAATATAGAAGCGCTTATAAAGCTAGTTAAATACGACGACCACCAAGGCATAGAACCTGCACTAATAGCTCTAGATAAAAAACACGCAAATATTCCATTGCTTATTAACATCGCTCCAACTATTGCAATTTTTATATTATCCATATGTCTATTCTAACACGGCGGCTGGCACAAATAAAAAGCGCGGCAACGCCGCGCTAAAATTATCTTACTCCTCATCCAAACACATTGGCAGTCTCATAACCATACGCCGTATGCCATCTATCCGCTGATTACGGTGATTTAATTTGATAACCGCCCAATAGGCACCGGTATCTATTACTATACGCCCATACCGTTCTACTTGACTTGCCAAGATGCCTACACCGCACTCAAGATGTGTACGCGGATTAATCATGGTACGTTGCAAATCATCTGCATCAAGGGCACGGTCCCCCATCCAATCAAATCGACAATATTCGCGCCACATCGAATCGCTATAACCTAATTGTAGCAACCCCTCTGCAATCACCGTATCGCCCGTTACAGGGTCAAACCCCAAACGGGGTTCCGGCATACGGGCACGGGGGTTCCAACCGCTCTCAAACCACGCTATGGACGCTACGAGCTGTCCCCAAGCGTTAACACGTTCGTCACGGTTCATGTTATGATAATTGGGACAAAAGTAATTTATATCTATAGCCTTATCGAGTTTATCGAAATTACGATATATATACTGGAATGTATGTTCACTCCATTTTTGCCGCCCGGGTTTGTTTGGTTGCTCCCAAGCTAATGGCTTCATAATAGGCGCAGGAGTTACGCCGGTAAACATCAATACTACCAATGAAAGTAATAATTTTCGCATAATCTATGGGCTTATATCACGTTGTAGAGTATTTTTAAAACGTGGCTCGGGTTTAGTGGAGGGATATGTAAAAGCAATATAAAAAGATAAACTTACTAAAAATAAAGCTATCCATGAATAAAAAAGCGTAGTCAACAAATCTATGAAGTTATATTTTGTCATAGTTATATAAAAAATCTGTTAAATTGTTCTTCATACCGGAAATAGTGGTATATGTATATTGCGCACCAACAAATTCACTATTACCACCGCTTAACCAAGTAATTTGGTATAAATTATGATATGTGTCTATTTGTGATTCATCTGTGGAAGATACCATTCCTAAAAGGTATTGTCCAGCGGCAGTATAGGCTAGTAATAAATCGCCCAATTCATGCTTAATCAATACTTTTTTCCTCTTTAAATCTTAATAATTCACCTTTCATACGTATTATTTCGCCATATCCATAATACATATATCCTTCCCCGTGCAACCACTCTACTTCATAATAAGTTCCTAAATTACCATTAAAGTAGCTTATAATATATCCTAATATTTTATTATTATTTTTGTCCGTACTCATGACTAAATCACCAATATTGTGTGTTAGTATTGGATCATTATTCATATTCCATTCTCATGACAGTTAACTCAACGTCATAAAAGTAAACGGGATCAGCTACATCGTCGTGTTGAACCTCTACATAATATTCACCTGTTTCACTATTTTCGTCTATCCAAGTTACATAACCATATATCGGTGTGCCCTTTTTTGTACACACAAAATCACCTAATTTGACGTAACAAGGTCTTAGCAACATAATATATAATTAGTTTTAGAAAATAAAAAACCCATCCAAGTGTGCTTGGCGCTCAAAAGCGAGGGCTAGAGGCAGGATGGGTAGGATTTATTTTTTGGCTAATGCAGATGCAACTCTTTGTAAATCTGCTATAACTCGTTCTACCATTTCTAATAAATTATCATTAGACATTTCTAATTGTTTAACTTCTTTATCCTTCTCCCCTGTTGGGTCAACACCATAAACGCCTGCGGGGTCTTCCCGTGGATCTTGACGCTCTATTTCGTTTAGAGATTCACGAATTAATTGCTTTATGTAAGATTTTGTAATTTTCATTGTTTTTTACCTGCCATTGCAACAGACATGGCATTTACAAATGACCGTAAATAGTCAGGCTGTCCAGAAGAAAGTAAAGTTTTTAGTAATTGTGCTTCTTGATTGTCTAACATTTTCACTAATTTAACAGCCAACACTAAATAGTCAGGCTGTCCAGAAGAAAGTAAAGTTTTTAGTAATTGTGCTTCTTCATTGTCTAACATTTTCACTAATTTAACAGCCAACACTTTTGCTTTACGAAAATCAGGAATAGCAGGGGCGGCTTCTTCTGAATTTGTTTGCTCTAAGTTTTCACGAATCAATTGACGAAGATAATCTTTTGTAATTTTCATATTTTTATCCTTTAATTTAGCGAAGAAATTAAAGTTTCTAGGTCTTTTATAATATCTTTTCTAGATAAGTTTCTTTCGCTTTTTATTTTTTGTATTTATTAAGGTATTTAGTTTACTTTTGAATGTAAAATTTTTGTGATCACCAACATAATGCCTATCGGTTGGAAGATCTAATATTTCTATATCGTGTGTATCTAAAGAATTATCCAACATTTCTTTAATTAAAGTACGCAAATATATTTTATTAATTTTTTGCAATTTATTTACTTACCTTTATGTTGTTGTCAATAGTAAATTTAATAAATTTATTTTTGACAAATTTAGGAAATGGACACATCCATAAATAGCTCGGACCAGTGAATTGTTCCACAAAAAAATCTATATTGTTTTCAGATACATAGCCGTATCGTTCGCTTATAGCGCGGATACTCTCGCAATAGCCACGAAATTCCCAATATGCTCTCATGGTAAATACTATTGGTAATGGGAATAACACATATGTTAATTCAAATAAGAATGGAAATTTTTTTGCATCTCGTAAATGCACTAATTCGTGACGTAGCACATCAACCATGACCGGTATACCAATAAAGTTTCTTGGCATATAAACCTTGCCAAAAAGCACTGTTATATATGTTGTCATGAAAGTAGGATTCCAAAATTTCATTAGAAGGCCATAATAAGCCAGTTTCATGAGGAAAGATTCATCTTTTGGTATTACTTCAAAATTTGGAAATTCTAATTTAATTTGCTCTACGTAATTGTTAAATTCTTTATTATTGTTCATACAATAATTAGTCTTCTACTTCGCCACTAAGAACTTTTAATTCGCTTGGATAAGCGGCATATTCTTTATCAGTAAATATGCTTCGTACTATGTACCAATGATCTTTTTCCTTAGCTCCAACATTTCTATCAATGATAATAGCTATATCTATTTTACGTTTGATGATTAATACTTCAACCAAACTTCCAATGCAAATTTTTTTATAAGGATATACATATTCGTTTAAATTACGACTCATTAATATAAATAGTTTTATAACGGAAACTCTTCGGGAGGAAATAATTCGTATTCAAACGCGATATAGACTTCTCCTGTTATACAATCAACTACTTGATATTGACCATCTTTAAAATAATTTTTTCCAAAACCTTTAATAATACAAAGACCAAAATATGCATTATCCATACGGAAATACACCAGATCTCCTATATTGTATTTAAAGTATTTGTCAGTCACTTAAGATTACCATTTCGTAGGAATAACAATACTTGTAAGTATTCCTGCTAATGATATTTATCTTATAAATGACTTTATATTTATTTATCGTTGTTTCTTCGCTAGGCCATACGCGGACATGATGATGACCAACGATAATGCCTAATTCATCTGGTTTTGAACCACTGATAAGTACAAGTGTGCCAATAGGAAAATCGCCATTCATTAACGTTCAATAATTTCTAGGTTGTTATACAACAATTTCAAATTTTCAAGATCTGTCAAACGAAATGCGCATCCATGATCTTTTTTTGATCCTTCACGAAAGCTATATATCATTTTATTATTTAATAACAGATCTTTAATTATATCATTGCTTATTTTTAAATTACTATAAATAGATATGCTGTTTATTTGCAGATATTCCTTACGATCAACAATCGATTTATCGCCACAGGCGACAAGAATATTTTTCATTTTTATTTTTGCACAATGTTTGATATGTCCAAAATGCATTGATGCACGGTTGATATGACGTATTGTGTCATAAACACACATCTCTATATCTTCAGCATCTTCTTTAACAATCAATTGAAGACCTTTTTTATTTACACTAGAAGAAACATCATAATAAAAACTACGCCCTTCATCGCTTTCGTTTCCATAAACAGAAAGAAAACCGCTTCTATCTGTACGCAAATAATGTGGTCGAGATGAAAAAAGTGTTAAATCGCAAGACTTATTTACTTTTGTTTTTATATCCATATCAAGAGCTTCCAAATCGCTGCTGCTTTTATTATTTGGCTTGATACCAAAATAGCTCTCAATAGTTGCACCAAAGCGTCTATCTGACTTGCTTGTGACAGGTAGGGGTGACCCGTTCAGCAGATCAGCACATTTTTTTCTTAAATCATCTTCAGTGTAAACCATTTTTTCGTATCCATCGATTATAGCGCTTGGCGTTACGATATGCTTTTACAACAACAGAAACCGTATCTTCAGATAGTTGATCTTCGATTACATTGTCTGCCCATTCAATAGTATACCACCAAACTCCCATATAAGCATCACGTTCATCAAGTGCGATTTCTTCTATTTTTGTTATCCAACCCAACAAAACACACTCATGTTTACGGTCTTTACAAGCCAACCATGTGCCAACCAAATCACCTATATTATACTTTGGTTTACCCATGGTTGTTTTAAATTATTTTTTTACCTTCCCAAACATCTAACTCTAATGCTTTTTGAAGTAAATTATAACACATGTCTAGATGTTCTTGCTTTATAGGAGTGTTTATTATATCTTGACGTTCTTCAAAATCGCTCCAAGTAACTTTATAAAATATTCTATCATCTCGCTTCCAGCGTTCATTAATCCAGCCAACTAATACTTTATAAGTATCGGAGTTTTCATAGCAAGCTACGAGATCGCCTATATTATAGGCGTAACGTTTAGCTTTTTTTTGTGAAGTATTTCGCGTTTTCATGTTTAGAACTTTTAGCTAAATTATCTTTAACAAATTTTGGAATTAAATTTGTATAATGCCAAACTTTTTAAAATTTTCCATAAAATTTTTCCGGGGATTTTTTTCTACAGGTACATTTTATAATGCGTTTGTTTTTTTGTATAGGTAGGTGGGTGATACAAACTCACGAAAATGTCATTTTTTGCCCCGTGTAGATAAAAGACCATAGCCCCTTTTTTGCCACTTGTCAAGTGCGCTAGGACTTTAAATATCGGTTGCCCGCACGCCTATACGGGGGGGAGGGGGGACTCCCCCCAAGCATGGGAGAAGGCCCTTTGCAAATTTTTATTGAACGCCTTTTCTTTTTTAGGATGCATCAGTTCAGGCAAAGAATAAATAACATCCTGCCCAAGCTTGCCAAAGGTTTCATCCCAGAAAGCTGGAAGGATATAACCTTGACCTGTGTAGAACGTGACGCTCTTTGTCAGGGCAGCATAAGCTTGCAGCAACATATCCACACGCTCCTCAACTGTTGCCATAGCTTGTGGACGCATATAGTTATCACAGGCATAAGATAATTGTTTGCCTGTGAAGCTCCACATATTGTTTAGCCTGTGCATGATTAGTGCAACCTGCTCAATCTTATTCTCCAGCTTCATGTAATGAATCTCTTCCTTGTTCATGTTGTCCTCAAACTTTCTTTATGTTCCTGCCCAGCGTAACAGAGAAGGAGGGGGAAGGCAACTGGAGGAATATCTTTTTTATCTTCTTGCTTTATTCCCTGCCTCTGATATAATAGGTATGCCAGCCTCCCCGAGCGAAGCGAGGCGGCTAGTTTAGCCTAGTTCTGCTTATTCGTCAAGGGGGTGGGAGGCTTTTTCTTTTTTTGCTAGCCAACCCCCCAACCCCCTTTGACTATGGGCGCTGGGTGTGCTACCCCACGCGCTTTAGATTGGACAAACGAAACGGATGGGCAATCTCAATAGATACCCCCGTCAGTCTCGTCCCGATCCATTCCCTCGTCTGCCTCGCGCTCGTATTCCAGATGCTCCGCGCAGTCATAGCAGAGGAGCAACGCACCGTCAACGATGCACTCGCCATGAAGCTTGATGCTGCACTCGTCGCACTTCCTGCTGTTCTCGTTGGTCATGGCGGTATTATAGACGATCTAAAAGAGGATTGGAAGAGGCTAACTATTTTTTTATTCTCTTGCTTTTATTTCCAGCTATGGTAGAATACCAGCCGCGCCTTCGGCGCGGGGGCTAGTATATCAACTAGTCCCGCACCTGTCAAACTTTATTCTTCGTCGTTGTTGGTGCCTTCAAAGTACCAACATTCGTCGCACATTTCATAGGTGATCACCTTGCCGTTGTAGCGCGAGGGACGGGTGACAACGTGCGCCATGTTGCTGGGGATTTCCTTGTTGCACTCAAAGCACTTGCAGGTTTCGTCGTTCATGGGGTTATTATATCCGTTCCCTTACTCTAAGTCAACAACCATTTCTCCCTTGACAATCCTGATATTTTCAGGATTGCTATCTTGCAGATAATCCTTCATGCGCTTGATATGTGCAACGCCAGCGGGATCAGTATTGTAGGTATAATCCCACACATACCCACGTTCAAGGGTGTTCTTAAGATTTTCCTTGACCTTTTCATAATCCCGCAACATCCGGCGCAAGCTACGATCTGCACCATCCTCGGTATCATATGGGATAGCGTTGTCAAAGTCAACAAGGTGGCTCTTTTCGCCAACAAACTTGCTACCCGCTGCAACAAAGTAAACCGTTCGCTTGATCGTGGTCATGGCGTTATTATAACCGTTCAAGTAACCTGACGCAAGAGGTTGGCGAGATATTCTTTCCGCCTGTTTTCGTCGCACACTCCACACCTAGTAAAAGCTTCAGTCAACACGGACTGATAAGAGGTTTTACAAACCGGGCAGTAGCGAAAGCTTTTCGTGAAGTCAAACTCGATCTGGTTCATGCCCATATTATAGACCGGGATGGGAGGTAGGGTCAAGGTGGCATTTATTTTTTTTTATTAGTTGATTTATTCTTTCCGACCTGATATAATATGCCAGCCGACGCCCGAAGGGCGGCTGCAACACCCATGCCAAGTCCCTGCCATATTCTAGCACAGGGACCGGCAGGCTGTCAACTAGGCTACGATCACACCGTTCTCGATCACAACCTCTGGGGTCGTGTCAACCTCAAACGGCAGGGGACGCTGGATCGCGTCACCGACAGTGACAATGTTCCGCACATGGGAGTCAACAGTCCGCATGAGAACCCCGGAACGGATCGTTCCCTCCCTGCCCTTCTCGTCGATGAAGGCATAAACGTGCCGCGTCTGCTTTGCGTGTGCGATCAATGCCTTGACGTTCGTTGCATAACGGTGCCCTCCAACAAGCTTGGCAGCGGTGGTACCCTTGGAACGGATCAGGCGACGGAAGATGATCATTGTTTTTTCTCGTTTGCTGCGGGTTAACTGCCGGGGAATATTCTACAGGAGATCAGTAGTCGCTGTCAATACGCTCGTCTGCGTGATAGTTGCCGTTGCTGAGAACCTCTGGCCTGTACTTTGCAAGCTTCCACGCGGCGCACACCTTGCAGATCTTAGCAAGCGGGATGCCACGGGCGTCATACTTCCAGTATGCCTGAGACTGGTGACCGTCGATGCAGGGGTTCATGTTCATGCGCCTATTATACGCCGGAAATGCTGCGGGGGTCAACTACCCCCATACTTTTTTATTCTCTTGCTTTCCGTTGCTGGATCTACTAACATGCACGGGTTTACCCCGTGCGTGGGTGGAACTATTAGTTTTTTTTATTTGCTTTTATTTTTTTATTATGATATAATGCCAGCCGCGCCGAAGGCGCGGGGGCTGGTGCAATCCCCATGCCAACGGCTACAGGCTACAGCCCAAAGAACGAACGGGGATAACTGTCAACCTTCAAAGTGACAGGGCAACGAACAAATACGTCATCATCATTCATTGCAAGGAAAATGAAATCGTCACCGCTGAAACCAACAATCGTCTGTCCGAGAACTGGAGTGGTCATGTGCTTATTATACCTTTTCTTTCCTGCGTGGGTCAACTAAAAAATCTCTGTGCCGCGTACAGGAACGCGTCGATGATCATCCCAAAGGCGAGCGGACCTGCCAAAGCTTTCAATAGCTTCATTAACCGTGGTAATTTTGGAACGGATTAGTTCCTTTTCGATTGACTCAAGATCCCAACACTCGACAATCCAATCCCAACCGCTCACCTCATAGTTGACAACCGCGTGCTTCTGGACTGCCTCTGCGATTTCGTTGGTGGTCATGGGCATGGCGATTATTTTACCACATGAGGGTGTTTGCTTGCAAGCCTTCAACCTTAACTTTATTCCAATCTCCCGTACACTTGGGGCACTTTGTCCGCATCTTATCAGAAGTCTGGCAGGGGGTCAAGCAACCGGTGCAAACATAGGAGCGGAGTACAATCTTGATTCGCTTGGGCTTGGTGGGCATGGGCTTATTATATATGGGGTGGAGCATGGGCACAAGGGGGGTGGTGACGATTTATTTATTTTTTTTATTGTTGCTTTATTCTTTCCCCTGTGATATAATGCCAGCCGCGCCGAAGGCGCGGGGGCTGGTGCAACCCGTATGCCAAGTGCCCACCTTATTCTAGCATGGGCACCGGCAAGGTGTCAACTAACTCTGAAAGATTCCAGCGTCACGCAAAAACTTTTCATATTGCTGAACCAAACGATCAAGCTTGCGAGAGGGAGGAATACCATTAGCTGCCAGCGTATCACGGGCAACCTGTGCAGCGTTCACCCGATTAGAAAACCGCATCCCAATCTTTCGACCGTGAGCGTCAAGCTTCAACGCCTTGCCGATTGCAATCAACCGATATATCTCGATGGAACCGCCAGTGATCATCAGGGAACCGTCTGCCAGCTTTTCGATGGACATTGTTTTTTCTTTCGTCCTGCGTTGTTTGCCCTGCCCGCCTATTATACATCCCCTCTGCTCTAGCTGTCAAGCTCCCTAATCATTTCAGAAACCTCTTTCTTGCTGATGCGAGGATCATGCCAAGAGACACGATCAGCGGTCGTCTGACCCTTGACAATCCCTGCACGGGCAAGGAAGTGCGTGTAAGACTTACACCCCTTGGCAAGAAAATAAAGATGTTCCGTGTTCTGAATATACAGCGCCACGTTCCACGTCTGATAGTTCTTCCAACCCTGATAACCGCTGTCGTTGTTGTTCATGGCGCTTATTATAGACGAGGTGGTGGGCAGGGTCAACTACCTATTTATTTTTTTTTTATTAGTTGATTTCTTTTTTTGCCCATGATATAATATAGGCAAGCCGCCGCGTTTGCGGCGGCTGTCAACCCCTTGACGCACCCGTTTATTATATCCCGAACGGGCACGGGAGTCAAGTTTTTAAATCATGCCAAGGGCAAGCAGAACGGAAGGGCAACCATGCTCGCACCGCCCGTCAGGCTCAACCTCGCACCCTTCCTTACACAAGGCAGGCACAATCCCGTCACACACGCAAGCCTCAAGGAAAGAATACTTTTGATCCTCACCCTCGATGCCGTTTTCTGCACAATAGGTCTTGAAAGAGATACGGTAGGGATTAACAGGCTTCGCGGGAACGTTGGTCTGAGTATCCATGTTTTTTCCTTTGTTGTCCTGCCCGATGATTCTACCGCTTCCCCTTCACCTTTGCAAGCTTTGCCTTCTTTATTTCTTCGTCAATAATCTTTTCAACAAGCTTGATAGTTTTCAGATATGCCCTGTCAAGCTTGGCATATTCCTTGTCAAGCGTAACCTGAGCAGCGCGGATAGCCTTAGCGTTCTTGTTCATGCCCGCCATTATATACCGGGGTTCCCTTCCGCGTCAAGCCCATATTGCGTGCGCCAGTATTCCCGCTCCTTGGCACACTCGTTGCATATCATCTCGTCACAGACCAACCCCATATGTGAGGGGATGTGTGCATATGTGCGGACGTATGGGTGTAAATCCAACATACAGGGGTGGTATGCGTGACCACATTCGTCACACGGGACATATAGATGTTCTGAGAGGGACATGGTGGGTAGATACTAGCAGATACTTATTATCTTTGCAACCCTTGACATTCCAGCCGCCCTTTTCGGGCGGCTAGCAAACAACGTGCCAACAGGTATCCCTTGCTTTCCCTGTTGACTCTAGTGGTAGGATGCTGTAGGGACGGGCTACAGCAAGGGACCACGTTTTTTTACTTGACTTCTAATCCACCCAACGATAACCCTCGGGAGGTGCAACATTCCGCAGATTTTCCGTATAGGTGACAATGTAAGGCTTGATCTCACTCATGCTTACATCCCCCATCTCTGTCTCGTATCCCATGACAAGAGCAAACCTATAATCGCTGCCCTTCTCGTTGTCAAGGATATAATACTCCCAAAAGTTCTTAGTGATCGCGTGACCATAAACCGTGTGAGTATCGCTTCCGTCAACGTGCTGGATCTTGCGAGGCATGGTGGACCTATTATATATCGCGTGTGTATATAAGGAAAGAAAAAAAGTTGAGCGAGGGGGTGGGTGGGTGGAAGGTTATTTATTTTTTTTAGTGTAAGACCCCCATGCCATAAGAATATAATGCAAAGACCGCGCCAACTACTATGATGGATACCACTCCCATCAGTACCGCATCGTTTACCTGATCCATTTTAACAACGAACTTATCCATTGTCAACCCTCTTATAAAAACCGTTGCTGAGATTAACGTGGCGGTATTGCTCCCTGCCATCGTCCAGATATTCTACCACAAGCGCGTGTGTCTCGTCAACGGGAATGTTCTCACGCTGGGGACGAGCGCGCTTTGCCATCCACGGCTTCAATGCTTCTACGCTAGCAGGAAAGAGATCCTTTGCAAAGCGAAACGTGATCGTGCGAAGCGTATTGTCAAGCTTGTAGAAGTGACCGACATAAAGAGGAGCGTTCATACTTTTTGTTTCCTTTCGTTGTTGGGTTATTCTACCATTCACCATTGTCACGGTCAAGCTTCCAATCACGGGATCCCTTCCGATTCTTTTCCCGCTTGATATCCTTATGCACGCCTGCCTTGGTTGCGCCGTTAATCAACATGAGCTGATACAGATCCCGTGACACATCATGCTCGCGCTTATCCTTATAGGTCTTTCCCATATTATACTCCCTCACGCCAAAGGTCGCAAGTAAAATCGACCTCGTTAGGATACCGCAACATCATTTGACGCAACGCACCATCCCTGTTAAATGCGAGGATATAATATCCCTCCCTAGCACTCATGTCAAGAAATCCAAGCGAACCCTTTTTGTAAATGCTATTGCGCGTGCAGCGGTACTCGTTAAGCTTTTCGTTGTCGGTCATATGCTTATTATAGGGTGGGAGGGATCTACTTGCAAGCCTTTATTTCTTTTTTCTTTTCTCTTGACAGCCTGCTAGCTTTATGATATGATACGGGCGGCTAGGCTGGCGGCTGCCACCCTACACTCCCCCCGCCTATTCTAGCACGGGGGGAAACCCCTGTCAATATGTATCAGCTAAAAAACTTCGATTGTGCATCTGTCAATTTCTTGACGCCATGATACACTAGACCGATCTTAACTTCACCATTGATAGCGGGCAGATCGTCCACGTTGCCGTCAACGTATCCCGCTGCAATACGAGCATCATGGTCCGAAAAGATACGGGAGTGAGGCATGGAAAGGTTCACTCGATCATCATACTTCCCGCCAAGGGATTGCACAAGCTTAAAGTTAGCAGGAAGGTTAGAGTGAAGGTCAAGGTGCAAGCTTTTGGTGTAGGCATAGAACGTGCAAGAGGCGAAACGATCTGCCGCAAGCTTCCATGCGTCAAGGTAAGACTGGGTGTGGAAATCCCCGCTATCGTGGATCCGCACACAGTTATACTTGCGCGAGATCTCCGTCAGATCCGAGATAAGCATATCACGGAAGTTAGCCTGAAAGGAAGCCTGAAGATTAAAAAGACGTGCCTCCCGAACATTCTTAAAGAGATATGTCCCTTGTTTGGCATAGCAGACACCACGGCACGCGCTAGCACCGGGACAGCTATTGACGCCGTTCATATCAGTATCAGCGGAGATCCCATAACCGACAATCTTAAGGGATTCACCGGAGGTCTTGACAAGCTTGCTATTGCCAAACGTCCACTTGAGGTTCATGCCGTTGTTGGTCATGGGGATATTATACCTTAGCGCCGTTCTATATGCAAGCGGGGGATCCGTTGCTTTTTCTTTTTTGTGATCGGCGCCCCACCATTCTCTCATGCCTTGCCCTTGTTTGCAAGCGTAGGAAAATCTTTTTTTTGCCCTTGACATGGCGGCTGGATTGTGATCTAATGGTGGGTTTCTCTTTTACCCGTGACCATACATGACCATACGTTAACATATGTAGGCAACGATATATGGCAATATGTTTCACTACATTGACCCACATGGGATCTGTGGTTAAGCTATTCGGTTGCCGCTGTGGGCATATGGCAACGTATGGTCACATAATGTAGTGTCATGTATCGTCCACAACATTAGAATCTTTTTCACCTTCCATGGGTGTTGGGCACTCTGTTGCCTCGCACGTTGCCATATCTGGGATAGGTGCCTCCACACTCTTGCCGTCATTCTGGACAGTCTCAACACTACCATCGGCATAATAGATTGCCATGTATGGAATCTTTGGCGACAACCATACCATATAGTCTCTGCAATTCAAACGATATTCATCATATTCCTCACGAGAATATTCCAAAGAATGACGACTCCAGCGGGGTCCACAACAAGGGCAATCCATATCTGAGGAACCTTTAAAGTAAATTCCCTCAATCCCCTCTGCCCGTGTCAATGCCCCTATTACATCATCTGCCTCAATAAAAACTTCACGGGCAGGCTTGAGAAACTTGCCATAGCTGTTGTTCTGGCGAAACAAATAAAACATAGGTATCTCTCCTTATATACGCGCACATATATGTGTCGCGCACCCCCTACCCCCCTAGTCTACTAGAAGGTACTAGGCAGGGTAAAGTGCCAGCCCCCACGCCTGCCTATATATGGCTTTATATATATAGGCAGGCGGCTAGCTTCCTATTTAATATCATTAATAGGGCTTGACTTTTTTATTTTTTTTCATCAAGGGGGTGGGGGGCTACTGGGTGGTCATTTACAATCTTATACCTTTCGCCCACCACCTGTCAAGCTTCCTCTACTTGCTCTAGGTGCTTCCCCTCTACCCAATAGGTAGAGGATACATAAGGATTATTAACTGGACTTAGCAAGTAAACATCTTTATTATATCTGCATTGAAGCACTATAGCATAGATAGGATCTGGCAAATCAAATACTTTTGCTAATACTGGATCCCTGCTGGAGCGTATTATAACTATGTCTCCCTTGCTAAGTCTAGTAGACATATTTACTTCTTGCGGTTCTTGCTCATGTTCTTGCGCTTCTTACTACCAATCTTACGACGACCCTTACGGGGACGATTCTTGGACGGATGACCCATTTTTATCTCCTTTTCTTTGGTCTATTCTTATACAACCAACTACTTACTACATATGGATACTACTAAACCTTGCCGCGTATGTCAACAACAAAAACTGCTTTCTGATTTCAACAAAGACAATTCTAAAAAGGATGGTTAGCAAAGTATATGCCGCCCCTGCAAACATCTTGAAAGCAAGTTCAAAGAAGGTATGACATGGGATAACCACGGTGAATGGCACATTGTCCATATCATACCTCAATCTTGGTTGCCGTTCAATAGCATTGATGATGATAACTTTATTAAGTGTTGGAGTTTAAACAATCTCCAACCTTTATGGGCTAAAGAGAATATTTCTAAGCAAGATAGATATGCTGGATAATCTATCTTACACTACATCCCATCCATTCGCAAGCCTTTAATATACCGCCGATAACTAATAGCCAGAATATCATATCCAATCCATCAAAGTCACGGACATTAGTATATGTTATATCTCTTGTGCAATGTGGACAGACTCTTGCACCTGTTGGTATCTCCATCCTGCATTGTTCGCATATCATATCTTAGCCTGTAACCCAAGGCTTGTCAACAGGTTCCAATGCTCTTTCAACCAATATATTTCATCTGTCCTGTAGTAGCATATCTCCCCACCTAGCCAAGATACCTGCCAACTATCACGGGCATACTGGGCTGTTATTACCCCTAATATATCCCTATCATAGCTGGCTATAGCTACTATATCACCTATCTGTATCATACCGCATTTGGCCGATCTTGTAAAGGGGCATCGTGTAAGTCCTTGAAATCATTGATGAATTTGGATAAAGGGGCTTAATACCCCCAATTACCAAACTTTTTTTATTTATACTTAAGCTTACAACAGGTAATTATACTTATGTACGGTTATATACTTAGCGTCTGAAAGACATTATAAAGCTTAGGGGATAGCTGGTTCACGCTTATAATAGGCTATATACTCATCCCGTGTCAAGGCATAAAGAGGCATAGATGTATCTGGATCGGCATCCTGTGGGAACTGGATAATATAATCTATCTTGTTGTTCTCTGGCACTCCAACGTCTACAACAACGCCTGACACAAGCACATCACCCTTGCTCATATCAGTAACTAGGTCATATTATTTTTGTTTCTCCTGCGCGTTAACTTACCTTATCTAAGTAATTGCTCAAGACATTTGCTGGCAAGGGATAAGTTCTGTTCTGCCTTGAGTCCCATACTAACACATCAATCCCTACTGATACAACTAGATAATAAACTTCAAAGTCTTTTTCTTTTAGGAGATCCGCAACTTCGTATGTAGGATTGGTGTCCACATTAACTTACCTTTTTGAACCTCGTATAGAACTCTGCTCTACGCAACTTTGTATATCTATCACCGGGAAGATGCAAGGGAACAGCACAAACTTCCATGTTGCTCGCATCTACAATCATGTATAGATCGCCGGTTTGTTCCCAACGCCACAAGTCTCCGATCTCTGCCACATCAAGTTTAGCAAGCTTCTTCATCCTATGCAAGCTTTCTATAATCTAAGCTGAGATATGTAATATCTATATTATAGCTGCCACCATCCATACAATCAATACTCTTCAAGGTGACGCTATCATTAAAGAACGGATGCTTGATAATCTCAACAATGATATAGATTGTAGCATTACCCTTATACTGCCAAAGATCGCCTACCTGTATCTTGTTCTTTTTGCTTGGCATGGCGCTATTTTATACTACAACCAACTAGTTCGCAAGCTTTTATTATGATGCCTGCAAAGAAAAGAAACACTAGCATATCCCATAGTTGCGGTGCATCTGGATTGTGGTGTCTAACAACAACCCTACGGCATCTTGGACAGATTCTATGCCACGCCTTATCTTATCCATTAATCTGCTGATTCCTGCCCGCCTCAACTCTCTGCTTCATTTGCTCGTCGCGCAGCTTGGCAGCGTTGCTGCCGGGAGCAACAGCAAAGTCACACTCCTTATGCGCCTCACGGTTCATAATAGCAGAGACAATCCGATCCCGCACCAAACTATGGAAACGTACAGTATTCTTTGTATTGCCCGCGCTAATCAGCTTCCAAAGACGCATGAAGTTAACATCATTAAGTGTCTTGGCATACTCTACCATGTTCTTAATCTTATCCCATTCGATCTCTGGAAGCAACCGCTCGCTCGCGTGGATCTGCTTATAAAATTCATAAGCCTGATCATCGTCATAACCAATGATACCATCAAACTTGCCATTGTCAAACAGATTGCTGATCTCGTTGCTGTAGTCCATTTAATTAATTCTCCTGTATCGGTCGTCAAATGATTCTAGCGGAAGCGTACTCTTTTGTCCAGCGTAACAAATTAGCGGAGAATCAGAATAAAGTTCATATTGGATAAAAGATCTTTCATATTCATCTCCCAATACTTCTGTCACAAATGCAATAGTATTCGCGTTAGAACCAAGACCGCTTATCTTTCTAAAGATGCTTCCTACATATTTCTGGACAAGTTCATCCACGATATGCCTTATAATTTTGATGTACCACTCTACAAGCTAACCATCTTATCTGCCCGTTCAGACCATCATCATCGCATATATATTGCGCCCTGTAAACAGGTAAAACTCTAGTATGCAAATCAACTTCATGGATAAAAACTAGCAGGTTACCATCTACTTTATCCCTGCTGATAAGCAATTGTCCCACACTATTCTGATACTTGTCAAGCTCTTTTTGAGTGTAGTGTTGTGGCATATTAAAAGCTTGGCTTTTCTTCACACTCAACGATGGTATCAATAAGATGCTTGTTCTCGTCTGTCAACGGGATATACTGCGTTGCATACCAATAACTGCTTGCGTGCGTTGCATACCAATAACTGCTTGCGCTTGAACCACGATGGATATCGGTACAGCGCACACTATAATCCTTCTTCCACTCAACGTCAACAGAAGTAATGGTATTCACATTGTAAACAAAGTATCCCGTCTTTTCGTTAAACCCGCGGCGACGGATACCATAAATCATAATCAAGCTGTGATGATTCTCAAACTTTTCCTTTTCGGTATTATAGCGCCGGTTCCTAGTAAGGTAAAGCTTGCCGATATGTTGGGAATACTTTTTCTCTGTAGGAGTCATGGTTTAACCTTTTGAAGATTCTTCGTTATACATCTTGTTATCCCGCTGTGTGATTTTCATGCCTTACCCTTGTGGTTTTTCCAACCTATCTCTTTCAAAGTAGCTACCCGATATTCATAATAACTTTTTCCGCTACAATCTTTGTTCCTATATACTACTACGATTTCTTCTCCTACGCAACTACCTTCAAGAAAATAAAACTCTTTCTCTGGATTATCCTCAAGATACTTAATACAATATCTAATGGATTGCTTTGTATTCAAGCTTTGCCCTTGTGATTTGGATTTGCAACAAAAGTAGCGCGTGTCTCAAACTTAATGTCTGGCGTACTCTTAAGACCGCGTGATAGGTGACACGATTTTCCTTTGTGCAATCCAGTATTAGCCTGCCAAAATGAAAGGTAATTACTCCTGTCACGCTCGCTATTAAACTTAAGAATGGATACGTTAGCAGCTTTTCCCTCTCCTGCGGCAACGCCAGCATACTTTACCACAGTCTCCTCGCTACAGTCAACACAATGGGTAGAGATACCGCCAACCTTGCGCTTCTCGCGGGAGTGCTGGTCAAACTGCACATCACATTCGCTACAGTTAATGATTTTCATGGGCTTATTCTACAACAGGTTGAATGTTATTGCAAGAAGGCTGACGACAGTTTTTAACTAAATCGTTGCAAGCAATCCGCACCATACCATCACGATGATAAAAATCATCATGCTTGCCAATCAATTGACAATAGAAAAACCACCAACCTGCAATCTTTTCCATTCTGGTAGGAATGATAATCACCGGCTTATATGCAAACTTGACCGTTGCGCTATCCCAACATTGATAATCATATTCTACCATATCCCCAAGCATCTTCATATACTTTTTTTCTGCTGGTGTCATAAATGTTCTGGATGTTTCTTTAGGAACGCTAGGCGAAATGCCTTGATCTCTCGATAATCCTCGATGCTATATTCCATATCACCGTCTGGCAACATCCATTCTACACGATAAGCCTCTCCCTCGTCAAGACCATCTTCTTCATCGTGCGGCTCACTAAAATAGTTTTCCATAACTTCAAGAACCATGCCATACTGTTCTTTGAAATTATTCTTATCATCTGTAGGAAATAGCACAAGATCTCCTGCAACTACTTTCATACAAATATCCTATAGATGATATATACCACGACACCAGTATACATGAAATCACTGATGGTTGCCATTATGAAAGTATACGGAAAGCTTTTTTGTTGTTTACCAGTTCTGATACTGAAGGAGTTATCTTGTGTCCCGCGACATTATAACCTTCTGGAGAATAGAAGTCAATTTCGAAACAACAATAACTTCTATGTGCAATTGTTATACCAGTAATTATACCTATTGCCTTTTGCTTTGATAACTGATTTGTAAATTCTATCAAGCTACCAATTAGGTGTCCATACTCTGCAAAGACTTCTTCGTAATTTGAATAATCTTTAGCAGGTCTATTCATAAAGAGTGGGTAGGGATGGATTTGCACCACCGTAGCGCATAAGCGCGGTTCATTTACAGTGAACTCTCGTTGTCTACTTGAGTACCTACCCGTATAATTTAAAAACTTGGTAGCGGGTGAGGGACTCAAACCCTCAAACCTTTCGGCGCGGGTGTTTGAAACCCGTGTGTTTATCAATTTCACCAACCCGCCATATCTTTATTCTATACTGCCTTGCACAGATTGTAAAGATGTTCGGTAAAATCATCTATTTTCTTTTGTTCATACCAACATTCTTCATAATCCCATCCATCCGACCAATCAACCTTATAAACTATTGTACCATCATCTTCGCATTTGTCAACTATCCAACCAAGACTATCACCACAATGAAGAATATGACCAATATCGTATTCCATATGTTTTAGCACCCAGAGGGGTACGATCCCCCGCTTCCAAGGTACAAGCTTGGCGTACTACCGCTATACGATAGGTGCATTATATCGCTAACTAGTCTGCTGTTCAAGAAGCTTCTGTTGCTTTTCTTTGAAAGCTTTCCTTGCTTCCTTCACAATCTTATCATGGCAGCGATTACAATAGAAGCGAAATCCTACATGAGCAACAGCGTGCATATTGCGTGCCACATCCCATCCACAGGAGTCACATTTATTTGTGTAAGGATCGTTGCTCATTGATTAAATTTTCTAAATAACCTGCCACTTCTCTTGTATTGTAATTTCTCTCAGACATACCATCTGCCCAATCAATAGAATATCTTATCTCGTTTGTGTCGTCAACATATTTATCAGTTATCATCTTATGCTCTCTACGATTCAATACCACCTACCCCACTCCCGCTTCTCCATGCCCTTATAGAGCGTTTGGAGGGCACCTTCAACGAATCCATCGGTCCAACCAAACGATTGATCTAAGTTTAAACTAAGCCCTTTGCGCGTGTCAAGAACCATCTTGTTATATTCCCTTGCATACTTCATTCCAAGCTTATAGAACTTATCGTAATCCTTCTGGGAAATCTTGAAAGATTCCTTCATAGTCTTTTCATCTAGGACATTAACACTAATCTTCTTCTTGTCCTTGCCAACCTTCTGCTCAGAGATAACCAGAGGAGCCTTCTTTAGAAGGCTCTTAAGATCATTAGTAGACATGTCGCTGATGTGCTTATTCTTCTTGGTAGCCATTATATGTTATCCTTTGTGTTAGTCAATTTGCGCTGGACACGGATCGAACGTGCATTTTCAGCTCCAATTACGGATAGCGATTTAGAAGATCGCCTCGGCTACCAGCGCATTATTTCACCATTCTACATCAACTTCTTCAATAAGTATATGAGAAATAAAATCATCGTATGGAAAATCTTTTTGATTCTGTTTTCTCAACAGCAGCGTTTCATGGTAGATCTCACGCATGAAACGCTCTGCACCATCCCGCCTACGAAAATATTGTGGCTTTGTTCCATCATCGTAGCGGGATGATACACGATAGACTTTCATGGGTCTATTACTTTCCTTCGTACTTCTTCTTGAGCCGTTCGTAGGTCTTGCGCTCTGCTTCCTCTTGCTCCTTAGCATACAGTTCCTCCTGCTGCGCGTCAAGCTTTTCTTCCTTGAGTCGCGCCTTCATTTCCTTCTCTGTCTCCTCACGCTCGCCAACAATGGCAGGATGATCGGTGCCGTCGTCCTCATTGTACCAATAATCAATAGCAAGCTTCTTCCATTCACCATTCTTCTCTGCCTTCTGTGCCTTCTCTACAATCTTGGCAAGCTTTGCCAGAGAGATAAAATTACCATCGTTATCATACAGGCTCGCAAAGCAATCTTCAAAAGTTTGACGTTGGGACATTATGTGTTCTCCTTGGATTTATTATACATCAAATCAACCTGCGTGCGATAGCAAGCGGCATATTTCTCTACCTGTGAACCAGCATACCATTCAATCTTACCATCTGCCCACTCAATTTTATACATATTACAATTCAAAACAGACTCATATATCCTATCAACAACCATGCCAAGCACAGGCACATAACTATTTGATTCCACGAGCACGGGGCAGGCAACAAGATCTGCATGATTATAGAGGAAGTCTTTTCGCATAGTCAAGACACAAATATAAAATGTTTTGCAAATTCTGAAAGCTTATTCTGCTTCTCTTTCAATATTACGCACCAGATCGCCAACTTGTAAATTCATATTACTGGTGCAGGAGGTTGGACTTGAACCAACATAAAACGGTGCCCCATTGCATTGCCATTATGCTACTCCTGCGTATGACCCTAACCAGATTCGAACTGGTGTAGCGGCCTTGAAAGGGCCGAGTCCTAACCGCTAGACGATAGGGCCGATAAATCTATTCTACCACAACTTATAACTTTTTGAAACTCTTAGAATCGTGTTGCATACCGCCAACAATAAACTGCACATCCCTGATTGGATTGTAAACGCGCCATGTATTGAATTCATTTATCCGATACATGAACAACACTATATCACCTTTTTGTGAAGCTGTACCATAAATCTTATCTGTTTGTTCGTACAGTTCCCATTCATCGAACATTCATTACCACCTTGTATCTCTCAAGGTCGCGCTTCCATTGTAGCACAGTCCCATCATCAACCCAATTTCTTTTTCCATTCTTCCACTCGACAATCCAATGGTAGCCGTGATTGGGCACATATTCAACAACCATGCCAAGACAATCATAATCCCCATCATAGACTAGATCACCAATCTCGATAGGCATCTTGCAGTATCTCACAGGGCAGGTTTGCATCAGCCAACCTTTTTCATACAGTCGTCAATATACATCTTATGATATGGACATTCCTGATTCAAGCGTGGAACATAAAAGAAAAGATATTCGTTGTCCCACTTTGTTTTCTTAACAAATACTAGCACATCATCTGGCAATAGGTCAAGTTCTGGTGTCCATTTACTTTTTATCGGCTTGGTGACAATATATAAATCACCTATACAGTTTTGCATAATAGTGTAGCAGGTTCTCTCTAAAAAGCAAGACCATGCTATTGTAATACCAATAGGTCTTGTTGTTCTCTGCCCATTCTACATGAAAAGTTCCTTCGTTGCAATCAATAACATAACCAAGGACACCCTCTGTTGAGGCAATCAATTCACCGATCTCTGGAGATTTAACTATTGGCATTTTGTAGGTCAAGCCAAAGCTGATGGATATGTGCCATATCTTTAGGAATCACAAGACTCGTAGGCAAGCTTGGATCTGCCCATTCTACAATATAGAAATCAGTAAAGCAAGTAATAATCCAACCGGGAACTGTAGGGTGATTGCCAACGTAATATGGGTGGGAGAGAACCATCGTGCCGATATCATATGTCATATCTTATTACTTGTCGTTTTGTAAGTCAAGATAATACTGATGATTCTACATCCCAATCTCTAAACATTGGTGACATTGGCGCATCATTATCTGCATAACATTTACGTTTGCCAACAACCCAACCAATCTTTCCGGTATACGCATCATACAACATTGTTCCCGGCTCGACAATGTATTTCTTCATATATTTCACTTCTAGCTGACAGAGTAGGAGTCGAACCTACATAGGACGAGTTAACAGCTCGTTGCATTGCCATTATGCGATCTGTCAATACTACATGGGCCTGCTCGGAATTGAACCGAGATCGAGAGATTAAAAGTCTCCTGCTTGACCTTCCAGCTACAAGCCCTTGCAACTATTCTACAACAAACCTCTTAACTTGTTTACTCTTTTGTAATTTCCTGCTTTTGGCGTTAACCCTATTTTAATAAGTATCTGCCGATTGTTCAAACCTTTTTGTATCAGGCTTAATATTTCTTCGTCTGGAACCTTCTTGACTCCACTGTTAATATTCTTTCCACAGAATGTTTCTGTTTGACTGTGGCACATAGGACATAACCATCTAAGATTTTCTAACCTATTATCTTTTCTATTCCCGTTGATATGATCTAACTCAAGATTAACTGGCTTACCTAGCCAAGTTCCGTCATTATTACATATCACGCATCCATAGGCAAGAAGATTCTTTTTCTTTATCAGCGTTCTTACATAGTGAGGAGAAGCGTTACTATCCTCTGTAAAGATATCTTCTACTGGCTTTTCTTTTCTGAGTCTGCTATCATCTAAAGCTGTTTTGCCTTTAGACCACAACTGCCCTGTCCAATGTGACGTATCAATATTGTTGTCAAGCACCTTCTTTTTCAATCTCGTAGCTGTGTTTCCAGTGTCAGTCAAGCCTAATTTCCTTGCTGCTTCTGCCGCACTATAACTCTGCTTTACTGCTTCTGTCAACTGCTTTATGCTTATATGTTTTAGTGACATGGTATACTCTCCTTACTACTATAATTAGTATACCATAAAACCAATCGCCTGTAAAACTATGGGTAAGGTGGGACTTGAACCCACATGGTCTTTCGACCGGCAGATTTTCTTACCACTATAGCTTTCGCTACCGCTTGCGCGTTTGTGGTCTGGACTATACCTTTACCTTCGTCATTACACGGTCAGGTAGGTGCCGTCTAGTCTCTACACCTTCTAGGATTTCTCCTAGCTTGGCTCGGTATTACCAGTTAAGGCTTCACCGAATTTGACACCTTACATTCTAGCAATTTCTCACTAGACGCTCAAATTATTTCATCAAGTCTGCTCTGTATACCGATTCCAGCACTTACCCTTCTTTCTGCTACCTCTCTATTCTACCTCATCTTCACTAGATGTTCAACCACTTTTAAAAGTTCTTCTATCGTTGCGTTGCTTTTTAATGTATTCGCTCTATAAGAAACAACCTGTATATTGCCTTTTACATATCCTAACTCTGGTCTGATTCTATCAATTGTTGGTGAAGTATTGCAAACTTTTCTATCACCTGATTTCAATTTTGTTCCCAAGATCGGACAACGCTCAGGAACTATAAAATCATCTGCTGTTATGTCAAACGGAATGTTTTTTTTCTTTGCTCTCTCTTTTGCTTTTGACAAAAGATAATGTTGTGTTCTAGATACTCTACTAAAAACTTTATAAGTTAATTCCCACTGTTGCCCACCTTCTCCATACCATTTCTTTTTGTAAGCGTTCTTACATTTTTTGCAAGTAGAGTATAGCTTTCCCTTGCTCATACAGAAAGCATCATCTTCTTTTATTGTATCACACTTCTTACATTTCTTCATAATGCACCTGTAGGGAATTGAACCCTAGCCAAGCACCAATCTAGTGCGACCGATTATAAGTCGGTTGTGGGGAAACCACCCCTCAAGTGCTTATTCGCTTATCTTACCAAAACCGGTTTGCTGCTGTCAGCATCTACTTCCATGCGCGTGCTTGGTAACGCTCCAAGCCAAGAACCCCAATCTAGGGCTAAAGAGATTATAAGTCTCTCCTATGCACTTGCACCCACGCGCTTTCTCTCTGCCTCTATCTTACCACATCTACTTTACCTGTTCAACAACTTCTGTGCTGCTAGTTTATTTTCTTTTATTCCGCTCTCATGCTCTGCATAGGTATGACCATGTGACCATTCAACATACCAGAAACAAATTTGTTTTTCATGTGGCGCTATCACCCAACCAACCGCTGACTTGTATACTACAAGATCACCGATCTCGATTCCCATTCTATCCTACTTCTTTTTCCCTGTCAAGATTCTTTTTTTCTTTGTCTGCTTTCCGTTTCCATTCTAACACAGAGGAATAGAAGTTCCAAGTCCTTTGTCCGCTCGTCCATTCAACTTGTGTATCGGCATGGATTGGTTCGATTGTTGGACGGCCAACTTCTATTACCCAACCATATGAATTAGTAAACTCATGGTAAACTAGATCTCCTGCTTCTATCTTCGCTCTCATTCTAGCCTACTTCCTACTTTCCCGCAAGATCTTTCTATCCAACATGAACGCTTCATCTTTGTAAGATTCAGTTACCATAAAGCTATTCCAACCATAGTTACCATCACTCCAATGGTTGTGACACATACGCTCGTTCACGCTATGCACCCACCCAATTCTATCTAAGGTGCTATCATATAGCAAGTCGCCTACTTGAATACCATACTCATTTTTGGACATATTCTAATAGGAAACTTTCTTCATAGCGTCCAAGACCACGCTCACTCTTATACCACTCTACATCGTATGCGTCACCATATTCAGCTATATTGACCACTAAGCCTACATCGTACACATAACCTGTTGGATGAGTATATACGATCAAGTCGCCAATTTCAATCCTGCTTTGAGGAACTTTGTTCTTGCTTGAGCGCATAGGCTACATACCTATCCATGTAATAATGCTTGCCGTCAAGAGTATCCTCAAGCAAACAACATCCAGCCATAACATGCTCCTTGACAACTACAAGAACCCTGCCTTCGTCAACAACCATGTCTCCCACTTCTACAAGCTTATCACTGGACATAGCCGGGGTCAACAAGAGCGGGAAACATCAGGTTGAAAGCAAGCGTATTCTTGTCCAAGCCATAAGCAATAAAATAGCTTTCCATAGTTTGAATGTCAAGAGTATACTGCTTCTCCTTGCGAATATCATTAAAGATATTGTCAATAGTATCAACCATTGGCCTGCTCCTTATCAAGACGAGCGTTATACTCGTATCCGCCCTTCTCTGCCCGCTCCTGCATATCCTGTCCAAACTTGCCAGCAAGGGAGTCACGGACAATAATGCTTTGCAGATGCCGGTGAAGCTTTGTGGCAACATCAATGCTATTCTCAAAGTCCTTGACAACCTTCTGGCTGTTTTGCAGGTTCATCATCGTTTCACACGCAACACTACCATCATCATTAATCATCTGCACCTTGACAAAACCGGGATGAGTCGCCATAGCCTCAACAGTAACATTCTTGATGAAAGACATTTGTTTCTCCTGTGCAACGGGTTGTGGGAAGATTATAAACCTACTTCTGGATTTTAGCAACCGATTTCTCGCGGGCAATCTTTATATCTGCTTCACGATATTTTACATTCCTGCTATCACTCACAGCGGAAAGGATGTATTCCCTTCCGCCCTTTGCCCATGATTTCACACCACAGTCCTCAAGGACAATACAAACCTCGCCAGTGTACCAACCATTTCCACCGCGAATCTGTACGAGATCTCCTACTTGGAATTTAGCAGGTGCATCACAATTTTGCAAGAACTTTTGTGCATATTTATTTTCAACAATGTTCTTGTATTCTTGCTCAGTAGGGACATACTCAGGATTGGCACGAACCTTGCCAATGATGTTAGTAAAGTAATATCCAAAATTTGAATAATAATCCACTACCTTCTTGAAAGCAACATTTTTCTTATCATCCCAAGAGTCATACCAAGCTTTCTGCAAAGCTAAAGCCTCGTCGGTATACTTGGCTTCGATTTTCTCAAATGCTGAAAGTTGGCCGGGAGTCAAGAGATTCTTCTTTTCAAAATAGTTCTTGATGCTAGAAAGAAAAGTCTTTTCAAAATCGTTTAGATCTGGGCGATCAATCAGCTTTTCAATACGGGGGATAAAGTTGTCCATGACCCTATCTTAAAATACTACTTGTATTAGCGTCAATAACTTTTTTTAGTTGCTGTTCGTTTTCCACTTCAATAAATCGCTTGCCAATTTCTTTTACAAAATCAATGGCTGTAATTTTCTTTGGTAGAAGAGATGCGTTAACGCCTGTATCGTCTAAATAAACTATCTCATATTTAAATGCATTACCGTAATCTGGACGGTAAACGCGCTCTACAAGCACCAATCTTCTACGGATGGTATTATAGAACAACTTGCCTACATTAGCAAAATATTTCTTTTCAGTCTGTGTCACCGTCTGCCTCGTTATTATAGTCTGTTTCCTCCTCGTCGTCAACAGGCCAAGTTTGACGCATAGCATCTTCTGGAGCGCACGAAAAACACATCAACCGCTCATGTTGCTCGTCAACAGGTACAAAAACAAAATCATCTTCAAGACCTGCTTTATGGCAGACGGCACAACGAATGAGAGACATTGTATATTATCCTTTATTAGAAAACAACAGGGAAGGCGAGGAGCGAATCCACATTTGGATACTTTGATTGCACATAATTGCAACCTCGCCTTCCCTGCTTACAGCATACCACGTTCAGCCAACAGACGCAACAGGATCAGTGACCTGCTCGCTAGGCTGTTCAAGAACGGTGCCAGTAGCCGTAAAGCCACCATTACGACCTCGACGGGCAATCACCACACCAGAAGCCTTAAGCGACTCGATAGCCTCTCCAACATCACCAAAGGTGTTCTTAAGGAACTTGGCAGGGCAAGGACGCTTGTTCTCAACATTATAGGAGGAAATAGCGGACAGGATGGACTCAGAATTGTTAGTGGACATAATATATACGTTCCTTTCGTACTGCGGTTTTACTACGTTGGGTTAGAGGTTAACTGCCTTGCTACGCTTCTATTATAAACTTGCTTCTTACTTCTTGTCAAGCACCTTCTTGCGATCTGCTGTCCGCCTAGTAACTTCACCGTGAACCTTGACAGTCTTTTCAATCTGTGCAAGGCCGGTGATACCAGCTTCACGAGACTCATTAATAGACTTGCGCACAGCATTAAGAATCTCTTGAACATCAGGGTGAATAATAAAACTATCGTTATTGTTATCAGCAGGCTTGTTCGACATTGTTGATTTCCTCGTTAAGAAGATTTGTCACTTCCTGACAATGATAACACATCCAAACAGGCTTTGCAACCATTTCTGCAATATCGTTTTCATCAAACTGAACTTCTAAAACTTCTCCCAATACTTCATACTCATGTTTGCACATTGTTTTGCTCCTGTCAACTATGGAATCAATGGCTTAGTATACCTTTGTAGATCGGTACATGGGATCTTAAACTCTGGCTTTATCCAATGCACTTTTGTTTCTTCCATGACCATCATATTATATAAGTATCTACCATTGTGTTCGTTTTTAGTAATGCCAGCAACCATTACTGTAACTATTCCAGCCTTAACTAATTCGTTGTCCCAATCCAACCAATATTGCCAATTATAATGCAGTAACTCGCCAATAGCAAGGGAATATTTCTTTTCTGTTGGAGTCATTTGATTTACTTACATTCTCACTCATTAGCACATTCATATGATCTAGAGATAAAATCAGCACAACATACTTCAAACTCTGGTAACATCCAAGGTTTAATGTCGGGTTTTTGCTCAAGAGGCATAAGCTTATAATACCATCTGCTGTATTTCTTTTCAAGTCCCATAACCATTACAAGAACACGATTAGGATTAGGACCGAAATCATACCAATTAGTTTGATACTTGTAAAGATTGCCAAGAGCAGCAGTATACTTTTTTTGTGTAGGTGTCATATGATTTGATAACTCCCGGCAGAGATTATACGCTGGTTCTCTGCCGGGAGTCAACAGTTATTTTAGTCAATAGCGATTACACGCTCGTTTGTCTGGAAGTAGGGGCTACGCGCACAGTCGGCACTAGTGAGCCACATACGCTGACACCTTGACGGTCCCGGCTTAGGAGCATACATATCGGTGAGAATGATATGCCCGTCAAAATTATGTCTGTTCACATAATCTGTGGGAGGATCAAAATTTGTGCCACCGTGCATAACACGTTCAGCCTTACGGTGCTTGCCCTTCTTCCACTCATAAATCAGCTTCTCGTCAAGAGCGCAATCAAAAGGAATAACCGTGAATGTAGCAATCTTAGAAAGATTGTTCAACTCTGCAAAGAACATTTCAAGCATGTCGTCACCAACGCTACCGCTCTGGTCAATTGAGATAGCAATCTTAGCATGACGCTGCACCTTCTTGCCAGCATGAATATAAGGAAAACGCTTGTTAAGCTTCTTAACAGTCGAGTTCTTATCAGCCCGCTGAGAGGTTTTGATAAAGTACCGCAAAACGCTGCGCCAATCAACCTTGGCACTAATACGATTCAAAATCTCTTGACGAACACTCTGAGGCATAGTACCCCAACCGTTGCTGCTCTTACCAGCTTGGTCGGCAGCATCCTTCATCATTTCCTTAAGACGCTGCTTTGCCATTTCCTTGATGGAAGGATCAAGCTTATCTGCGTTCTCACCCCAACCGCTATGGTCGTCAAGAGGTTCGCCCATGCCGTCACCATCACCATCCTTACTCTCTGGGAGATTAGCATAATACCACTCGCTGCTCTTTTCAAGAGGCAAATCCTTGAACGGTCCCTTGCCCGGGATACAAGCCATAGACGGCAAATCATCTGCAAGGAAGGAATTAATTGCAAGGTCAGTAGCAATATTCCAACGCTTGTTCATCTTGCCCTTGCCGGTAGCCTCGTCAAACGGGAGTCTATCAGACACATGACCAAAGATCAAATGATAAAACTCATGCTTGATAACTGCTACACGCTCCTTATTCGTAAGATTCTGGAAGAAGGTAGGATTGTAAAGCATCTCGTAATGACCGCTGCTAGTAATACGCACACCAGCAGTAGGGATAGCGTCATTGGGGTGCTTATCAATATGACGTGAAATGCCCGCAAAGAACGGCTCATTCTGGAGCAGGGAAACAATGTAGGTATCGAGATCGAAGGGGACGTTGTTGGTCTTGGTCATGGGCATATTATACAACAGAACAACGGGTTGTGTCAAGCAACAGCAGGGAGGGGAACAACCTTATTGCTGCTCCCCTCCCAAGCATTATATTACTTCTTCTGGTCAGGTGCAAGCACCTTCACAAGACGATCCTTAACGATGGGATGCAGCTTCACCGTGTTCTTGGTGTTCTCAGCGGCAACAGCCCTCCACAGCTTCATAAACGCCTCGCTAGGAACAAGCTTTGCATAATCAGCAAGGCTCTTGACAATTTCCGGCGTCAGGTCAGGCTTGAGGCGACCAGAAGCAATCATCTTGTCAATCATGGCCGTATGGTCATTGATAGTCCAAGACTTTACCTTATTAAGCTGCCCCTTGTCAAGAATATCCTCAACAGTAACCTGACGGTCAATCTTTTCGGCAAAGTCACGGAAGGCAACAGCGGCTTCAAAGCCAACAAACGCACAGGTCAACTCATAAAGCATAGAGAGATTGTCCTGAATGTTAGTATACATATTTGCGCTCTGCAAGCACTCATTCAAGCGCATCCAAGAACGGCGGGAAGGATAAACCTTGTTAGGCTCATACTCGCCCTTATGCTCAAGGTGCGTGCGGTTCTGGTTGATGAAATCCCACATCGCATTATCCACCTTGCCCTTGGCAAAGTCAAGCCAATCCTCCGGGGTAGGCTCAAGGTCAAAAACAGTCCAACGGTCAAGTTCGGCAGGGTCCATCTCGCCAACCTGATACTGTGCACCATGCGCACCACCGTTGACAGCAGCAAAGATAAGCGTACCGGGATGCAGGTGCCAACCATTAATCTTACGGGAGTCAGTCAGTTCGAAAATACCCTGACGAACCTCCTGCGTAGCACGATCAACCTCGTCAAGAAAAAGTACCACAGGCTCGTCACAAGCTGCCTTAATCCAATCAGGAGCGTTCCAGCGGGTGCTGTTGCCCTCGATAGAAGGCAGGCCGATAAGGTCGCCCTCTGTGAGCTGTGATGCCCTACGCTCGATTACACGCTTTCCAACGGCAGCGGCAAACTGATAGACAGTCTCGCTCTTGCCGATACCGTGACGACCGCGCACAAGCACAGGCTTCTTGACGTTGGTAACATGGGGAACAAGCTTAAGGAAGGTCTTAAAGTCAACAGCCATGTGTATACCTCTTATATTTACTGCGGGTTAACTGCGTTGGTTGGAGTATTCTACATCAGGTTCATCTACATTTGCAACTACTTATTTCTTTTTTCTTTTTCCCGCTGCAACCGGGACCGCGCTATTATCGCCGCTTCTGGTAGTGCTTGTCAAGCCCACTCTTTCCCGTCAGCCACTCTGCACTAATCATGCCACGCACGGCTTCCTCGTCGGCAGGGGAAACAACCTTGCAAGAGTACCAATGATCAACATAGTAGTCGTTATTGGGAGAGGGTGCATCCAAAGGCATAGTAAAATTATGCTGATGTTGGCTAGCATCAGTAATATTGGTAGCAACGATAGCATCATTATTAGGATCACGATGCGTGATGCTGTCAAATATAATATCATCAATCATAAAGATATCATCTTGTCTACCATCTGCACGCTTGATAAGCGCACCAACACCAATGCCATTAGAAATCATAAACGCTGCGAGATTGTGCCGATACTCGCTATTCTGCCGCACATCATTAGCCATGTCAAGCGTAAGCTTCTCGCACTTGCGCCGCGTGTGTCCAGCAGTATAGCAGTAGGAACACTTACGCGCAAGATCTCCACTCTTGTAGCGTGCCTTGGTAGCCTCTGAAATCTGCGGGCAACCGCGCCGATTGTGACCGACACCATAGCAGGTACGGCAGTATACAGTACGCTTCCCATTGATCCAAGCCATTTGTTTTTCCTTCCTCAACAAGAGATGCAGACATTATTGCATAGCCTACCCCCACCGTCAACACGCTAAAAATAATAACATTGGCACGGTTATTGCATGAAGTTGGCGGCTGGCGCACCTACACTCCACAAGGGTATTGTACGCGAGTCAGAAAAGAAAATCAACCCCCTCGTAAACATTTGAAATCATTAAAGTTGTTGCGTTGACGCCGGAAATATGGCGCGTTAGGATGTTGGCATGACCATACGTTCACATACATCATCGTAAATATGCGAATTTATTAAGCTAATTTTTTGACGCCAAAATTCTGGCGTCGGTTACTTAACGTGTATCTTTTGACGCCAATAAAATGACGCCATATTTTTGGTGTCAAAAATCTGACAGTCAAAATTCTGACACTAAAAATGTTTTACCAAAACAGACAGGTAATCACCCATATAACAACCATACCAGCAAAACCAGACAATAAAGCTAATTCTGTTACATCTATATCTTCTTTTTTAGAATCGTCTTCTAAATTTATTATACGTGTTTCGTTTTTACTGTGCCTTTCGTTTGGTTTTTTCACCTGTCATTTCCTCGTATAAGTTATCTATATCTAATATAACTATATCCGAGATTGACAATAAGCTACTTTCATATGCAAACGTTTGACCAGTATTTAATGGAAGCTTGCTATTAAGTGTTTCCCACTTAACCTCGTATCCAAGCATATTACCGTATTCATCTTCTTTCTTTTTTCTTTCGCTTACAATATAACCCATCATATTTGGGTCAATATTAAAATATATATTTTTATTTTTTATCTTAGCTACTTTTTCACTAACACCAAACATTTTCATTATGTCTTTATACGACATATGTTTATATGTTTTTAATGCCGTGTTAATAAAATCTTTTTTAAATGTAGTTAATTTTATAAACACGACCTCCCCGATAGGTAGTGGTGGGGTGGTGGGTAGGTGGTGGTCTATCATGAATTATCTAAATATTCTTTTAGGTTATTTTTATATCGCGTGACTTCGCTGGCTGTATGATAAGTGTTGCCATCGCGTGTTATGGTTTCTTGATTTACCCAATATATTCCCCAAGGATATGCTGTACTGCGATTATTGTATTTTATACGATGCTCTTTAACAACACCTAAAATATATCTTGTGTGCTTTCTAGTAGAAAGTTTTTTCATTACAAGATCACCAATTTGGTGTTTATCTTTTTTATCTATGCCATTCTTCATAAAGATTTTTCATATCTAGAATATCGTTTTCGTTATGTAAAAAAATATTAGGTTCTTCTTCTGTACACCAATGAATCCTATAAGCCGGTTGACTATGTTCGACATGTGCTATCCATATGCTTTCATAAACAATTTCTGTTATCCAACCAACCTCTATTTTTTTCAGAGCTGCATCGGTATAACTAGCAACAAGATCACCAATATCGTGGGTCATGATATTTTCCTTAATATAGCAGCAGCGTCATGTTCAGACCATAATCTTTTATACTCTCCCAAATGGTATTCAGCAAAATTTTTAGCTGATTGTTTTATAGTATTAAAAGTGATTACAGTATAAAAATAGCTATCCATGGCGAAGTTGTATTCGACTGACTCAACGTATCCTGACCCTATATATTTATCTTTGTAGGAGTTAAAAGCTTCAGGAATATATTCTACCAGATCTCCAGCTTGAAATAGCCGTTCATCAATGCTCATTGCTTAATTTGATTGCTTTTTTTATAAGAGCTTCTTCACGTTCAAGCTCTTCTTTTTGCTTGCATTGAACACAAATATTTTGTATCCAATAACTTTTTATCTTATTGCGATTACTGTCATCTAATTTTATTCCACATCGTTCGCAGATATGTGCGCTTTGTCTTTCAATAGCAGAAATAAAAGAAGCTATTTCAACGTAGTCTTCTTCTCTAATACCGTTCTTGCAATCGATATAAAATCTAAGAGTACCAAATTTTTCTTTTACTTGAGAAGCATAACATTCTGAAGTCTTATTAGAAATAAATCTAGCAATCTCGCTAATAAGATCAATCCATCCATCGCCACATTCAAAATAGAAATTTTCTGGAAATACAGTTGGAAAAGAAGCTTTGAGTAGATTAGAATTATTGTCGTTCATAATATCTCCAATAAGAAACCCCACCGCTATTACACACGGTGGGGTTAAGTATGTCAACAGCTACAATTATTCTGCGCGTGCAAGAATATCTAGTTCGCGTTCTAGAAACGCTTTAAGAGAACGTGCTTCGCGGAGAGAGAGCATAACAGTATCGCTTTCGCTGCCACGACCATAGATCTTGACAAAGCTTTCGCCACCGTGACGTGTATCACCGCGACGGATTTGAACACCATAGCCAGATACTTCGTGGCTGTTTTCATATACGCCTGTCTTTGCATCAAAGACCTTCTTTGCGCTACGACGGGCGGTGTTGGACTTCGCAGAACGACGGGTTGTTGCGGATGTACGGTTTGACATTTGTTTCTCCTTTGTGGTTATCCTGTTGTCTCAGGGTTCGTTTCACTACTCTACTACAGGTTTCGGCTGATGTAAACTACTACATTTTATTTTTCTTTTACATCATAATAAATATAAGTTACTTGTGTGTCTTGTGTCTTATTTAATAAATCATCTATTTGCTCTTTTAGCTGTTTATTAGTACAAGCAACAACGCCACCTTTATTATAGACGCCATGTTTTTCTGCTACTGAAAAATCATATTCTGGATATTGTTCTCCGCGATTATATTTACCGGTTTTTAATTCAATGTCTATTTGAGGTTCATTCATGTACTAGATTCTTTCTGGGCTGTCACTCCAATATAATTCTACATTTGGTAACAGTTCTTGCATCCAGTTCTTCATCAGCTCTTCATCTTGGAAATTAATTAAGCGTCCATCTAAATCATATGCTTTCCAACTATCTACCATTCTAAGAATATCAGCCTTATTAAATACAACTTTATTAACTCCATTAATACGTGCTGCTTTACGCAGCAAGGATGTATTTAACCAATTACACTGACGGGGACGGCCAGTTGTAGCGCCATATTCTCCACCAAGTTCACGTATCTTTGTGAAAATTGGATCAGCAGGTTCAAACTTTTTACTGCCAACATATGTCTCATATACTTTAGTTACTCCCCATACATTCCTAATTTTGTTTGGAGGAACGCCGTTAGCAACAGCAGCGCCAACTGTGCAAGTGGAAGAAGTAAC